CTACCCAATTGGGTATCAGAAATTTTCGCATTAAAATATAAACCTTTTGAGTCTTCTTCTAATGTTTTTGGAATACCAATTACAGAATAAAAATCATGCATGGCCAATACTTTAATTCTTTTTTTGTTTTCCGCAATTGTTTTCTTGAATGCACCTGGTTCCATAACATCGCCCCAGGAATCTTTATTTCCAAATACAGAAGCATACCCCTCAAAGTTCATGCCATCGGAGTCATCCGCCTTAATTTCTGATTTATATATTTTATAATCCATATCTTTCAACTACTCCACCTCCTTATAACCTATAGCACATCTACAATTTATTATTTCCTTGGCTAGCCCACGAGGGTCTCCAGGAAATTCTAATTCAGCTTTACCAACCTTAAACTTTTCATCCATTTCAACAGTTTGCCCATGAGCTTTTTTATGTGTTTTTCTTGTTCTTGAATCATATGTTGCTATCCAAAATTTTTTCAAACCTGGGCCCGTTTGCTTGGCTCCTTGTAAACTTCCATAATTTGAAGCACTAACAACCTCAGTCCTTGCTATTCTTGTAGCTCTCCATTTTGACCAACCTGTAAAAGTTTCTTTTATTAACTTCACTGTATTTGGAATACTTAATCCGTCTTCATATGCTCTATTTAAAAGTCTGCTTAATGCAACTTTTGAAAATGTATTTATTTTAGTTACCCTTTGAAAAACAACTCCCTGAATATAACTTATTAATCCAAATTCAAGTAAATTAAAACTTTTTTGATTTTTCAACCTTCCATATGTAAAAATTCCAAAATCTCTAACACAATCTATCCATAATTTATATAAAACATTAGTTAACCCAGATTTGTCTACTGCTCTATTTACATCTAGTTGTAATTGTGAAAATGATTCAGTGTTATAATCTATTTTTTTTAATTTTTTAAAATATTTTGATAAATCTTTTTGAAATCTTTTGTCCCATTTAGTTCGTCTAATTTCAATTTCATCAGCTGTTATCATCTTCATCATCCTCATAATCATTTATATCACTAATGTTTGATGCTAATTCATAGCTGTATTTGTTACCGTTTTTTTTATCAGCCTCAAATCCGAGAGGTTCCCTTGCTTCGTTGAGCGTAATTATGTTTGAATTAAATAATGTTGTATATTTATCAACTTTTATCTGATCATTTTCCTGCAATACTTCTACATTTGAAGTATCGTAATCAACAGAAAATAAAGGATCCCATTTTTGAACAATTGTTTTATTTAGCTCTTGTTGAATTTTTTTCAGATACCTAGGGATAACAGTGTCAGCCCAAAATGATTTTAAAGCGGCCTCATAGTTTGCATAAGTTTGCCCTTCTGGGTCTCCAACAACTTGACCAGGAACGCCAAACGCTGAACAAATTTCTGTCCTAGTTAATTTTCTTTGCTGCAAAAAATCCATGTCTATTTGAGATAGTCCAAAGTTCAGATATTGCATTTTTTCAGAGTCAAAAATTAATGGCATTCTAGCATTCTGAGGTCCAGCAAATTCTTTTTTCCATTTACTTTTTAGCTTTTCAATTACTTGTTTTGAAACATTTTGTAACATCAGTGCGCCGGGCGGCATTCCCATATTGTCGAATGAATCCTTATTCCACGCAATTGCGGAGTTTTCTGTGTCTATTGTCCTTGCAGCTGCTCGAATTGGAGATTGCCCATCGTAAAATGAAAGTGGGTCAAAAAATTTAGACCACAAAATTAAGTTAGGTGAATATTCGTGTTTATCTTGATATTTAAAAAGTTGAACCATGTGCTCATTATCTGTTGAAATTACCGGGTTTACTCTGAACGGATGCAGCGGAATTAATTCAGAAGGTCTAACCGGCATATCCATTAAAGCATAAAATTTGCCGTTTAACGCCAAATACATAGCCCACATTTCAAAAAAGTCGGAACTTGTATAAAATTCAGAAACTCGATAATTAAATAAATCTAGCAATGGATGAACTTTTATTTCTTCAGGCTCACCTTTGTTATTTTTTTTGTAAAGTTTCCAAGGAATGCAAGAAACTGAACTTGCAATTTTTGCAGCACAAGCATAAACCCAAACTATTTGATTGAATCCTTGTTTTATATATTCCTTGTCATTTTGAACACTCCAATATGTTTGTCCTTTTTGACAAGGTTCTGCGTACATGCTTTTGAAAGATAAAAATTGTCTAAAATCTTTTATTGCTTTTATAATATTCATAAGTTACCTCTATTTAATACAAAATTGTTTGTCTTCCTGGAAATAATATTGTATTGCAAAAATAGCGCTCTTCGTCGCAACAATGGTCAAACTGCTTAATTGGTTTGTCTTCTCCTCGTTCGCAAGCTTTATCATCCCATTTGTAAGAATATTTTTCTCTTATGCTATCAGTGCAGCTTTTATCAAATTTAATCATGTTAATGGCCAATGCAGTTGACATATTTCTTATTCCTTCCAAAACATCATTTTCAGCTTTTATAATATGATATTTCCCATCGTTTCTGATTGTTGCGATAAAACTTGATGCAGATGGATCGATTACTATACCGTTTAAATTTTTTTTAATTATATATTCGTTTTCTTTTTTTTCTTTAATTATTTCATCCGGAATATTTCCAAAAAATCTTTCTTTTGTTATATTATCTCTTATAAAAGATTCTAAATCAATATAATATTGAGAGTCATCCTTTTGAAGACCTATTTCTTTTCCGGAATAATAATAATTTTTATATTTATACCAAATTTCATCGACTGGGTTAAATCCCCACAAACCAAAACTTAAAGCATTGTATGTTCCATAGTCACAACTAATATAAAATTCAGTAAATTTCATGTGAGAACAATCAACAACGTGGATTTTTTCCGAAAACATGTCATAAATAATACCTTCAGCAATTACCCATAACCCAAGAACATATCTTTTGAAAAAGACTCCTGTAAACATTCTTTTGTATCTATCTTTTATTTCTTGAGATAAAGTCAAATTGTCATTCAAAGTAAAATGTAAATACAAAATTTTTTTTTCTTTAGCTTTGTCAATGTATTCAAGTTTAAAATAATGATATGGGTTATCAGGATTACAATTGCAAAATATTTTAGAACCATAAACGGAACAACGACCAATCATTTGTTCTACAAAACTTCTAGGATACAAAGCAATTTCATCTGCTAATGCTCCAGCTGCTGTTAGTCCTGCTAAAACGTCCTGGCTTGCTTCATTTACAGCACCAAATAAATAATAAATACTTTTCCCAATTTCTATAAAATTTTCTGACCTATTATAATGATATTTCCAACCCCAGGAGGCTAAAATTTGCAATAATGGTTTGACAACATTTCTTTTCAAGCTTCCTATACTTTTCCCAGCAATTATAAAAGATTCTGAGTCAAACATTTCTTGTGACCATTGCATGAAAGATACTATATTTGCAATTGTCTTGCCTGATCTGATTGCCCCATCTGAAACAATTATATCATTTTTGCCAATTTCTTCATGTCTCCACCAATATAAAACTTGTAACTGCTTTCTTGAAAATGGTTGAAACTTAAATTTAGATACTTTCTTAATCGTCTTCATTTACGTTATCCGAAAAGACATCAATAACAGATTTTTTAGTTGGCCTAGTGCTTTCCAAAAAGTTTGTAATTGTTTCTTTAAGTTCATCCACATTCTTGTCACTGTCAATTTTCTTTTCTTCAAGTTCAATTTTTTTATCAAGATATCTTTTTTGATGCGTACTATCAGGATCTAAACCAAAATACCTAATTAAAAAATTCAATGCCCATTTTTGGTCAATCAATTTAATTTTTATACCTTCTTTAGTTTGTGAAATTTCAGAAATTAAAGAAGTGTCAATCTCTTCCCATTTTTTAATTAGCATACATTGTTTGTCAACATCAACGCAATTTCCAATATCACTAAAAGCAATTTTTACAATTCTTTTTAAAACAGTCTTTTTGTCAACTAAACTTTTTTCATCAATTTTTTGAAGTCTTTTTATTTCTTTTCTAATTCCATCATTTCCCATCAATCTATAACTATTTTTACTCGCATTATTATAATTACCACCATAGACATTTATGTATGACTGGGTTGCATTGAAATTTTTTATATAAAATTCACAAAATAATTGCTGTTTTGCAGTAATCCCATAAGGGTTATCTTTACTTTTTCTAGCCATACTAAACACCTTCCATGATTGAATTATACCACAAAGTTTTAAAATACAAAAAAATAGCCTTTCGGCTAAACTATTTATTTTTTTCTGATGCAGCAAGAACTATATATCCAAGAATGGCACCAATTATTAACATTAATACATATATCATTTAACAATTCTTTCCTTTCTCTTTTTAGCAAGTATTTTCATCATTTTACTTAAGTTTTTTTCAAAATAGTAACTAAATATTATATTTGGATTTTCATCATTTTTACAAAGTTGTTTTATAGTCATAATTTATCATCCTCAATTTCAGATATTTTTACCTTATTTTTTATAAACTGCAATAAAAGAATCAAATCCAGCTTCTTTCAATTCTTCAACTCTTTTTTCTGCATTGTCTTTGTCAGCATACGATCCAACAATTACCCTATAAAAAATATTATTAGATTCTGTATTTGGAACTATGTATTTAATTCCAAAATAATTTAAAATACCTTTTGCAATGGCAGCACCAATTTTTTCGATATTTTCAATAATCCATTTTGCACTTTCAGGATTGTCGTGGAAATCTATTTCTATCAGAGCAGCTGGAATTTTTGTGTAACATGGTTCATACATATGTTTCCCTTTTCCATAAAAATTATAACCTTCTTTAACTCCTCGGTCAGTCGTTGGAGTAATTCCGGAAACAAAAGAATAAACAGCCTTAGCAAGTTTTTCACCTTCGCCGCCTTTTCGATGGCAAAAAACTTCGCAGCCTCTAGCTTTTTGATTCAAAGCATTTGTATGTATTGCAAAATGGATATCTGCATTTTTGGAATTCGAATCATTAACAAGCTGAGTCAATGTCATGGTTGGCTTGTTTCTGTAAACCAATACTCCATGGCTTTCTAATATAAACTCAACTACATCTGCAATTTGATTACAACGTTTTTCCTCAGTTCCATAGCTGCCGGCCCCAATATTATTTTCTTGAGTCGATGGGCTCAAATAAATTTTTTTGCTCATATTAACCTCCAATCCCATCCCTTAGATAAATATATTCTTCAGAAGTAATTCCTTTAAATTCATCGTCCCGGTCTCGCGGTCTAAAAGCCACAATTGTATCTTCTGAAAAATCAATCATCGTATTTTCACATTCTATTTCTTCAGCAGCTTTGTCTTTTGCATTTACTTTTACTGTATATATTAATTCATTTGCTTCTTTAGCAATTTCACGAGCATCTTTAATTAACTGCCTAGCATGAAGTGTATCTTCTTGTATTTCCCTAATGCAACTAACAAAATCCTTAAAAGAATTTAAATAATTATGTATTGCATTCATAGCCAAAAATATAATGCTGATTATAACACTGAAACAAATTAAAAATATTTCCGAAGTACTCATAATATTTCCTTTCTGGATATCATTTATCCATTAAAAATTTAATTATACTGGTTCACAGATAATAGAATCAATCCAATGAAAACCATGTTCTGAATCATAGATTAAAAATTCAGTAATTCTAATGTCTGGAGTATTTATACAAGTTGCCGGTTCACTTCTTATTCTGACATAATAAACGGTATAATATAAATCTCTATCATGAAGAACTCTATCTCTACCTATTATTTTTATTTTAAACAAATTAATCACTTCCCATATTTTGCTTTATCTACTAATTTTTCATAACCTTTATTTCTTTTAGTAATTGCAACAGACTGGCATTGGATACATTTTTTAGCTTTCCCAATTGTATAATTTCCACAATTACATCTATTCCTATTCTCATTCAAAATACTTCCAATAGCATTAATTTTTATATTCCATCTTTTCTTCATTTTGACCGTTGAGTAAAACTTATAAAAAGCTATAAATTAATATACTAAGCTTATAAATTTTTATAAAGTTCATTCCTTGTTCATAGCGTCCCATTTGGTCTAATCTAAAGGATTATGACTACTCCGGTTTGATATAACGCTCCAAAGGCTTAAATTCACGTACAACGCACGTTACATATTAACAGTATCTTTTTAGTGATATTCTGTTAATTACTCAACTTACTCCTTTCCTAAAATTTTAAAATTTTTGTTACATTTACAAATATCGTGTGTAAGACTCTTAAGCCCTGAATAAAATCCAGTCGAGATTTACAATACATTCCCACGAACCTATAACGATTTATAGGGTTTTATAAGTTCTTATAAGTTTTCGTTAACAGTTTTGACCTCCATATAACAAATCATATACTTTCTTTTAATCTTTTAATAATTTTGCTGCCATATTCATTTTCACATAATTCAATAAATTCTTTTATATTATATAATTTTTCTAAATCTATATTGTTGTTTTTTACAAAAGAACTTCTTCCTTGTTTGCAACTGCCTGTAAGTTTACCATGCCATTCAAAAAATACTGACCCTTTATATTTTTCATTAATATCAAATTTTTCTAAAAATATTTCAATTCTTTCTTCTTCGCTTAATTCTTCAAAAAGTTTATTATTCAGTGATTCGACAGCCTCTTTTAATGTTTTTCCATGTGAAAAAACATTATTTTGTTTTACTATAAAAGTTTGTGTAAGTGTAAAATCTTTATTTAAAATATAACCTTTTGCTATAAATAAATTGTCTACTTTCTTTATTTTACAAACTATAGTTTGCATTTCATCAATTTTATAAACATCCATATTATTATATTTTTTAATCCCATAGCCAGAGCCAGAGCCAGAGCCAGAGCCAGAGCCATAGCCATAGCCAGAGCCAGAGCCATAGCCAGAGCCATAGCCAGAGCCATAGCCATAGCCATAGTCATAGCTAATAAATAAAAATTCTTTTAATATTTCCATTCCTTAACACCTTCTATCGATGTAATTGATTCATCAGTACATAAAATAATTTCAATTG